CCACGCCAGTCGATTGCCGTACAAGTGGTAGGGCTGGCTACTTGCTTGTCACTTCAGATACAGGGGCATCAAATCAATTTGCTTTCAGCAATGGCAGTAACTATAACGCTGGCGTCATAGGAACTGTTACAGGTAATACCCTGTCTACAGGTGATGTGTATGGCCTGGGATACACCTCTGACGTTGCCGGCGCAGACTTTACTCCTGTTCTTAATTGGACCTCAGGAAACCGAGTAGGGATTGGCACTACTAGCCCTAATGCACTTGTTCAAGCATCTGGCGCATCTGCTCCGATTGTTCGCGTTACTGATACTCGGAACACCGTAAACCTAGACTTACAGCCCGCAAACACTGAGGCTTACTTTGGCACCCAATCCAACCATCCTTTAGCGTTTCAAACAAATGCCACAGAACGCGCCCGCATCGACAGTTCGGGACGCCTGTTAGTTGGCACGTCTTCGACGCTTGCCGGTGCTACTGATTCACTGCTTCAGATTCGGGGCAACTCTTCTGGAACGCAGTTCGCTGGCAAGGTTGCGTTGGCCGCCGATGTGGCTGCTGGCAGCATTGTCAGCGGCACTGATCTTGGCGCTATTTACTTCGGCAACGTCGCCAATGGCATCGGCGGACTGATTGAGTGCAAGGGCGATGCACAGTGGGGAACTAATGACTACCCAGGCCGTCTAGTGTTCTCCGTTACTCAAGATGGCCAGAGTGCGCCCACCGAAGCCGTGAGGATCAACAATGCAAGAGAAGTACTTATAAACAGAACTAGCCCTATTACTTTTTCAACCAATACAACTGATGGCATTGCACTCCTAAAAAACAGGATAGATGTAAGCGCAGCCTCGCTGGCCAGAATTACGCAAACAAGAGACGCAACTGGAACCTTCGACCGTTTTTATAGCGGCAGCTCAATCGTTGGAGAAATTACTACTAATGGTACAAATACAACCTACGCAACTTCCTCTGATTACCGCCTCAAAGAGAACGTCGTCCCGCTGACCGGCGCTGTTGACCGCCTGAATCAGCTTCAAGTTCACCGCTTCAACTTCATCGCGGATCCTGACAAAACCGTTGATGGTTTTATTGCTCACGAAGCACAAGTTGTTGTCCCTGAGTGCGTTACTGGCACCAAGGATGAAGTGGATGCTGACGGCAATCCCGTCTACCAAGGCATTGACCAATCGAAGCTGGTGCCGCTGCTGACGGCTGCGCTGCAGGAAGCTCTTGCCAAGATCGAAACCTTAGAGGCTCGTCTAACTGCGGCAGGCATCTAAGTCCTACTCACTACTTGCTCGGTACTTGCTCGGTAACTTGCTCGGTGAGTAGTCCCCTTCTCTACAGTGTCTCTGTTCCCGCTCTGCCTTGGCATCGGGCTGAAGTCCCCGGTTATCCGGGGCAACTAATTAGTCTTATTTTCTGCTATGTCTGACACCACTGCCTACGAGGAATACTGCGAAGCCAGCCTTGACCTGAGCAATCAGGACGATGTTGGCGAGGCAGAAGCTATTGCAGCTCTAGACGATCTTTACGCCAACAACGACGAAGGCATGAAGCGTCTTGCGGACAGCTAGTAGTCTTGGACCCTAACGGCTTTCTCTACAGCTCAAACACCGCTTTTCTTTTAAACTCAGTAAGAACGTTTAATTCACCATGACGATCTCTGCTACGTGGCGTATTGCCAATCTTGAACGCGAAACTGCTGATGGTTTTGTGTACACCGCTCATTACACCGTTGATGCAAAAGACGATGTGTATTCTGCAGGTGCCTATGGCTCTATTGGTTTTGAGCGTCCTGAGAACCTTATTCCGTTCTCTGACCTCAGTGAGGAATTGGTAGTGCAGTGGGTCAAAGAAGCTCTTGGTGGAGAAAAGGTGCTTGAGATTGGTCAAGCTTTGATGGCTCAAATTGAAGAGCAGCGTTCTCCTAGTAAAGCAACTGGAGTGCCGTGGTAAGGAAAACTCTTAACGGTAAACCAGTCAAACTACCACCTAAACCTAAGCAAACCTCTCAAGGCACTAGCAAAAACAGTAAGCCTAAGAGGGGTCAGAAGGCTTATCGAGGTCAGGGGAAGTAAAAGCTGGATGTGAGAGTTTGATATACCAACCGGGCTCTCCAAAAACGCCATTTTCTTTAAATTCTGCTTGCGGCTGGGGGTTTAACTCTTCAGCCGCTTCGTGGTATTTGCGTATTTCTTGATTTAAGTTTGCTGTTGTTTTTGCATCTCTCCATTCGTTAATAATCCAATTGAAAAAGTATTCAATAAGCTGGTAAAAGAACTGTTTTAAGCCCATGCCGTTTAGCTCCGAAAAGCAAATGCGTTATATGTACGCTAAGCATCCTGAGATTGCTAAGCGATGGTCAGCGGAAGCAAAATCTTCTGGAAAGCCTCAAGTACAAAAAGGAGGCAAAATGAGTAAAGGTTACAAAACCAAGTAAGGATTATGCCCATTAAACGCGGCGAACAAACTCGTAGTAATGCGGGTCGCTACGCTCCTGAAGGTCAAGGAGCCACTCAACGAGGAGGTCGTACAAGGACCCCTAGTGGCCGTCAAAGGCCCACTCAGACCGCTCGGCTACCTCGAGCCAATATGCCGGGCACTGTGACCCCTACAGGGGCTGCTAGGAGCCCTCAAGGTGGTTCTGGGTTGAGCATCCTGAGCAACGTGATGAACGTCATGAGTTCTTTGCGTCGCTTTGGTCCTGCAGCGGCTGCTTATGAAGCCAGTAAGCCTCGTCCTACTGCTGATGGCACTTTGAGTGCTGCTAGACAGCGTGGGGATTACAAACCGTCTCAAAACGTCCCTAACCCTCAAGAAGGGATGAGTCGTGCTGAGTCATTTGACGATGCGTTTTCTAAAGCTCGTGGAGCTGGTGAAAAGTCGTTTAATTGGCGTGGTCGTACTTACAACACCAAAATTAAAGGAGAGTGATTATGGCTGACAAGAAGAAAAGTCCTTGTTGGAAGGGCTACGAAATGGTTGGTACCAAAAAGAAAGGTGCTAAAACCGTCCCTAATTGCGTACCTAAAAAATGAAAGAAATTAAAGGTTATAAAACTAAAAGCGACAAACAAGTTGCTCAAAATGATGATGCACGTCATCGTCAAGAAGATATTTTGATTCTCAAAATGATTAGAAGTGGTCAGCTTGGACCGATGACTCCTAAGCTCAAAGAATCAGAACAAACAATCCTTGGTCGTCTTAAAAAGGCTTAAATTATGCCCTCTTTTGAAATCAAACAAGGTCCTAAAAAGCCTTCAGGAAGCGGTCCTACCCTTCCTCAAACTGGTGAAACCAAAACTCTTCCTCAAGGTCATCCCTATCGTCAAGGTTCTATTGACGTAAAACTGGCTTACAGGATGAAGCAAGGATTTGGCGGTAAAGCGTAATGGATCCGTCGTTCCTTCTTTCTTTGTTCTTAGGTGCCTCTAGTGTTGCTGGAGGTGCTTTTGCTTGGTCTCATAAACGCCACAGTGAACTTGACAGGAGGATCGACTCTGTAGAGATGACGATTCACAAAGAATTTGTTAGAAAGGACGAGCTTATGCCGATGATGGACAGAATCGATAAACAGATTCAACACATCGACGAGAAACTCGACCGGATTCTTCTCAATGGCAGACATCTCTCTCCGTGACGTAGCTAAGTACTACAACAACCAAGAACATCAAAACTTTGCTCTTGATTTTCTACAGGATCACATTCCTGAAGGAATCTTGGCAAAGTTTTCTGATTTGTGGAGATCAGGTCCAAAGAACACGTTGCCTAATAACAGCCAAGGTGTTTGTTTAAACGTTCCGTATGAATATCAACTAGATAACGAAAGTGGTACTGGGTGGAGAGAGTGTTTTAGTTCTAGCTGTGCAATGGTTGCTCGCTATTACAAAAAGGTAAAGAACGATGATGAGTACAACCGTATTAGACGACGCTTTGGAGACTCAACTAACGCTCAAGCTCAGCTTGATGCTCTCGAGTACCTTGGACTACGCGCTAAATTCGTTCAGAACGGCACCCCAGAGCTCCTCAGACGCGAGTTAGACGCAAGTAGGCCTGTTGTAGTCGGTTGGCTACACAAAGGCCCTGTAGGGGCTCCTAGCGGTGGCGGACACTACTCTGTTGTTATTGGATACATTCCTGGTGCTTGGATACATCACGACCCTAATGGTGAAGCCGATATGGTCCGTGGAGGCTATACCAATCACAGCGGTGGTAAAGCGGTGGTTTATAGCCAAAAGAATTGGAACAAAAGATGGGAAGTGGAAGGTCCTGGATCTGGTTGGGCTATTTTGATTGAGAACCCTCAGTCCTAATTTTTATGGACTTTACCGATCCTGCAGTACAAGCAGTTCTGTGGTCACTAGCTTTTGTGCTCTCTGAACTTGTTGGTATGTCAAAACTGAAAGAAAACAGCCTCGTACAATTGGGGTTGAAAGCGTTTCGAGTGATTTATGGCAGCTTCTCCAAAAAAGTCTCTAAATAAGACTGAAGGTCTTGCTTCAGAAGACGATCTGTTTTCACTGCACCGTTTGGTTGCTACAAAACTGATTGATCAATTGAATCGTGATGACGTAAAAGCGTCTGACCTTGCTAACGCCATTAAATTCCTTAAAGACCAAGGTATTACTGCCCTTAACGGCGGTGACGTTAGCGCTATTTCTGAAATGATTTCTGCACTGCCAGAAGTCGATATCAAGAAAGTTAGAAGCTATATTGGTGCTTAGGAACTAATACTTCCTATATGTACCAAGCAAAGCCCCCGGTATGGTGAGTCAATCGCCTGCTGGGGGTTTTGTCTATTTAACGCCAGAGGCTGCTATGGCTAATCTCCAAGCCCTTCAGCGACGAGAAGCAGTAAAACAATGGAGACAATCAATTAAAGAAGCGTTTGGGTGTAAATGTGCGTATTGCGGAGTTAAAAGCAGTGACCTAACTCTTGATCACGTTCACCCCAAAACTAAAGGTGGTGAGGATTTGGCAACCAATATCGTTCCAGCTTGTAAGCGTTGTAACCATGAAAAGGGAAGCTTTCATTGGAAAACTTGGTTTCAAGGCACCCCTGATTATTGTGAAGAGCGAGCTACGCAAATCGAGCAATGGATGAATTGCCTCCTATGCCCAATCTCAATCTCTCCATAGAGCAGCAGCTACGGGTAGAGCAAATGAGGCGGGATATCCCAAACGCCAGTAGGGCAGACCTTGAAAAGATGCTCTATGAGTTCATCAAGATGAATTTGATCCTGCAGAATAATCTTTCTCAGGTGTTCAAATGGGCTGCTGGGAGTAAGAGTTAAAATCCGGCAAGTCACAAATAGCACTAAATGGCAAACGCAGGTTTAGACGCAAAAATTCGAGCTGCTGTCGAGTCATACCCAGTTTTTGCTACCTACCTTTGGAAATATCTACGTCTTCCAGAGCCAACACCTGTTCAATTGCAAGTAGCTGATTATTTGCAAAATGGCCCTGATCGTCGAATCATCATGGCGTATCGGGGTTGCGGCAAAAGCTATATGACGGCTGGGTATGCTTTGTGGCGACTGAGAAGAGACCCTAACTGCAAAATCTTGGTGATCTCTGCAGCACAGGATCGAGCTGATGCTTTTTCAGTGTTTTGTCACGACCTCCTTAGAAACTATTGGATGGTCAAAGACTTATTTCCTAGCGATACCCAACGTTTTAGTAAAGTCGCTTTTGACGTTTACGGCGCTATTCCAGATCAAACACCTTCTGTGAGATCCAGTGGTGTGTTTGGTCAAGTGACTGGTAGCCGAGCTGACGTAATCATTGTTGATGACGCTGAAACTCCACAAACTTGTGAAAGTCAGCTAATTCGAGACAAGCTTCGAGAAGTTATTAAGGAATACGACTCCATCCTTAAACCTGGTGGTGAAATTATTTACCT